TAAACTAACTGAAAATGTATCTCCAGTTGTTATAGTTCCACTTGATGAACCAGTAGTAAGTCGTGTTAAATAAGCAGAACCATTTTTTAATGGCAATAATCCACCAGTTAAACTTGGTACTTCAGAAAATGAAACCGAAAAAACTCCAGTAGGTATTCCAGACGAAGCACTCATTTTAATTGCCGAAGATAATAAATGTCCCATTATGCAGTTAAGTTACCGATTACATACCAATCATTAGCTGCTCTTTTTACAAGAGTTACACCAGTACTTTGATTAGCTATTTTTAATTGATTTGATTTACTTCTTGTAGTAACACCACTTGTTGCTACAATAGTAGTTTGACCAGCACCGAATTGCAATACTTGTATTTCAGTTCCAATAGGAAAATTAACACTACTATCCAATGGTATAATTAAACTATTTGCACCAGAATTTTGCATTTCTATAATTCTACCAGCATCTCCAATAGCAAGTGAATAAGTAGTACCAGCTTGTGCATTAAATATATTATAAATAGCTACTGCACCATCACTCGCAATTTGCATACGGATATTAGATGTAGCAGTTCCACCAGAATAGAATTGCATATTACCACCAGCACCAGATTGACTATTTTTAATACTTAAAGTACCAGCCGATGAATCAAAATATAATCTATCTCCAGAATTTACGGATATAGAACCATTGACTTGTAATTTTCCAAGAGAATTATCTGATGCACTACTTATTAATACGTTACCACCATTAGGATTTAATGCAATATTTCTATAACTTACACCTTGTTGTACCGATTGTATAACTGATTGATTTGAAGAATAATTATATCCTATTAATAATTGTCTATTTGTATCAGTTAATGTTTTAATTGTAATTTGTTCAGTACTATCTGATGTTAAACTCAATGTTCCAGAAGCAACTATGTTACCAGCAACATCTAATTTAGCAGCTGGAGTAGCAGTTCCAATACCAAAATTTCCAGTTGTACTAATATAAATTGGGAATGTACTCGATGTGTGATGATATAAATAATTAGCACCAGCACTTGTTACACCAAAAACACATTTTGCAGAACCAGTATGAGAAAGTGCTAATCTATCATTTGTGCTTGATGAATTAATATCTAATAATATAGCTGGACTACTCGTACCGATTCCTACATAACCATTATTTTGTATTCTTACTCTTTCACTTAATGTTCCAGATAAAGATGTTTTGAAAATTAATCCACCATTTGTAGCATCGGCATTATAAGCACCTATTGACCCCATTGGGATAGTATAAGATGCATCTAAATTTGATATTGTTATCTCGCCTTGCCATACAGATAATTTACTTGCTGGTGTTGTTGTTCCTATACCTACGTTGCCACTACTATCAATACGCATACGTTCATTAGTACCAGCACTAAATCTGAACTGACCATACCCAGTATTATTTACAGCAGCGTTAAATTCAACACCACAATCACCAGCACCTAAACTTGTATATGTTCCAATAGTTAATCCTCTTGCAGTTGCTCCACCACTTGAACCAGTAAAGTTTGCTAAATATGTATCTGTAGTTCCATATACTTGTAATTTATTGCTTGGACTACTTGTTCCTATACCTACGTTAGTTCCATTATCAAATATCTGACTATTACCAAGTGCAGAAGTACCAGTAAATTTAGCTACATAGTTTGTAGTTCCACTACCCGATAATCCACCAGCGATAGTCCAACTTCTATCAGCACTCAAATCATAAGCAGTACCATTAATAGTTAATGTTCTTGTTGAGGGTACTTTGCTATTAAACGTATTCCAGTCGGTAGAAGACAAGAAACCATTTGTACTTGTATTTGCTTGAGAAATACTTAATGTTCTATTTGCACTTAAATCCCCTCCACCACTTAAAGGTGCAGTAGTAGATATTGTTCTTGCATTTGTTACTGGTGTAAAACCTAATGCAGTAGCAATAGATTTATTTTCCCATTTAGTGCTTGTACTATTATAAAAAATACCATCGTTATTAGTTGGTGTTTGTGCTATAACATCGTGTAATTCATCTAACTCATATCCGTTTTGTATTTTTACTTCGATGCTACCTTGTGTTGGGTGCGCCCTAACAACTATACCAACATATACTAAATGATTTGGTGCATATTGCTTTGTACTTGTATAAGTACCAGCAGTTGTAGGAGATAAGTATAATTGCGTTCCACCAGTATATGCACTTGTATCTAAATCAGTTAATTTACCAGCTACAATAACATAACCATTGTTCATATTGGTAATATCTGCTTGAACAAATCCAAATGTTTGTGCTGAAGTAGCATCTCCAGTAGCTAATGCTTTTGCTATTGTAGGTAAATTACCTTGCGTTCCATTGATATAAACAATAGTTCCTTTAGTTAATGTAGCACCACTATTATTATAAACCTCTGTAATTAATTTATCGGCTGATAGGAAAGTAGGGAATGTTTGTAATGACCCAGTTCCATCAATGTATTGAGCAGCACTTCCAGCACCAGCAATACTAATAGTTCCGTTTGCAGTTAATGGAGAACCAGTAACACTAAATGCAGTTGGCATGGATATACCTACGCTTGTTAAACCAGTATCAGCAATAGTCCAACTTCTATTTGCACTTAAATCAAATGTAGTTCCATTGATTGTTAATGTTCTCGATGTTGAAACCTTATTATTAAATGTACTCCAATCGGTAGAAGATAATAAACCACGATTTGTTGCCGAAGCAGTTGGTAAATTTAATGTAATAGCACCATTTGCAGTTAATGGAGAACCACTTACGTTAGCATCAGTACCAGTTGAACCAAGAGTTATACCAACACTTGTTAAACCAACATCGGTAAATGTAGCAAATGAACCATCTCCACGAACATATTGTGCAGTAGTACCTGGTAACAATAGATTACCATCAATTTGTACATCGGTAGAAGACAATAATAATGGCGTATCGTTACCAAAACCATCGGTAATACGTTTTTTAGTACCAGTAATTACATTATTATCCGTTACCTTTAATAAACTATCGTAGGTTTCTGCTACGATTTTTCCAGTTAGTGTAGTTCCCATTAAATATTATATGTAATAAATTCCTCATCTTGCCCATTGTACTCGGTAAAATCAAAAGGTTGTCCAACCAGTTTCATCTTTCCATAAGTCAATAGGGTATATGTATTCGTAGCACCATTGTAAGCGTTTAACCTATAACTCCAATAACCATTCTCTTTGTTATTGAAATAAGTATTTACTGCAATCTGAAAACGATTGTATCTTTCTGTATATAAGCTACTATCAACCACGCCAACTTGTACCAATTCATTTGTAATATCGTTTACAAAATCAAATAGGTATTGAGTATTTGCTGGTTTAGTTATATCAACGTGAACAACCACATCGGCTATCGTTCCTTTCGTCAAAAGTATCATACTAATAAATATAAAAAACCAAAAACACAAACAACTCTATATTCTTTTTATTTCTTTTCTTTTCTTTTCTTTTGTTGAACTTTGTTGAACACTTGTTAGCATTTGTTGAACACTTGTTGAATTTTGTTGCTAACTCGTTGATAATGAATACTATAATTGTTTAACTAATAGTTTACTTTTGTCATAGAAATGTCATATTGTATTTTTTTTAGTGAAAATTCAAAACACTATTCGTATATTCAATCATGCAAAGCACGAAGCGATGCAATAAACCAAAAACAAATCACAATGAGAACATTGAAATTAACACAAGATTACTATGGTAATCGAGATTATGGTAAAAGAGCATTTTGGATTAGTGTAGATGGAGTATGGTCTGACAACTTTGTATTCTACAACGACCTAAAAGAGTGGGTAGAATGGAAGCAAAGTGAGGGTTATATCATTGAAATTGAATATGACCAAAAGGAGATGCCACAAGACAAATGGAAACCTAATCTAACAAGTAAGTAATCAAATCAATGGGTGGTGTAAAAGCCACCCTTTACAAAACCTAAAATTATGACTTTAGAAATCGCAATCTTTTTAGCAATACCCTTCATCGGGTTAATCGCATTCGCTGGTCTTGTAGATTATGTGAACGCCAAAATCAACCAAGTAGAAACCAATCAAAAATCAAGCCATGAAGAATAACGGAAACGACCCACTAATTTTAAGAACTGCATTAGTAGGATTATTAGGTGCAATGTCAGCTTACTATGAAGACAAAGTTGATATGCCTTATGAACGCACCAAAGCACTTGCAGAAAAAGTGAACGACAAGTTCAACTTGAACATTGACATCAACTCCATCTTTTTTGAACCAGCAGAACCAGCTGACGATGGTTGTATGCACGACCACAATGAAGCGTACTACGATAGTCCTTTAGAACGACTATAAACAAATAAGGGTGGAAGCAATAAAGCAACCACCCTTTTCTTTTTTTAAGCTATTAGGATTAAGCTAATAGAGCAGCAATGATACCAGAATTAACTGAAATAGCTAATTCTTTCTCTTGTGCAGTTAAAGTGATTGTATATCCACTTCTATCTCCACTTGCAGTTCCAGATGCAGCGTTACCACCAGTAACATCTAAACCATTTAGACGACCTAATAACCAATAGTTACCATTCTTATCTTCGGCAATAGCAAGTAAATTGTTTTGAGCCAATAACAAGATTTCGTTTCTTACATTGGTTTGTAGTTTATTCAAAACAATACTTAATTCTTGTGCATAGAAGAATGTACCATTGGCAACTGAAGAAGTAAAGGTTTCAGTAAATTGTGAAGTTTCCTTTGCTAAATCATATTTAAAAAACTTTTTACCAGCTGCTTTGGTTATTGCAGTAACAACACCAGCAGCAGCAGTAATTGCAGTTACGTTAGCGAACTCGATAAACATAACTGATTTAAGACCTCCGATACTATCTCGGCAATCTAATGTAATTGATTGGGTTAAAGCGCAAGGCATATTTTCTTTGAATTAAAAAAGGGTAGGCAGATTTTCCACCCACCCTTTTGTGTTTAAAAATTGATTAACTATTATTTCAATGCGAAATAAACGATTTCACTTGGGAACGCATAGTTTACGCCCATTTTGAATTCAGCAACGAAACGCATTTCGTCAGCTTCTTTAGCATAGAATAATTCAAATCTTTCTTCTTCGTTCAATAAATCTACACCAAGATAAAGGTTAGACCAACGAGAAGCAACTAATTTGCTTGTACCATTCAAACCATTCAAACCAACCAATTTAACATTAGTACCAGCGATAATGATTTCGAAATCAGATGCTTCAGCAGCGTAGTTAAATAAGTTTAAGTTTTTAAGAGCAATGGTGTATTTACGGAAGGTATCCATACCACAAGCGATAAATACATCGCCATTGTCAATGATAGAAGTAGGGATTAATGAGTACATTGTATCAACGATACCGATTACGTTACCAGCAGTAATACCAGTTGCAACAAGAATGTTTGTTGGGTTGCCATCAACAACACCAGAAACCAAAGTTCCACTTGGTGCGATTAATTTAATCAAACCATCAAATTTGTTTAAGTTAGCAGTACCAGAAGTGGTATCTCCTTGCCATAAAGCAGTTTCTAATGCAGCACCGATAACTTCAATTTTCTTTGAAGAAAACTCGTCAGCGAAAGGCATGTAATCATAGTAAGAACCAGCACGAAGTGCTTTTTGAGTGTATTTTGCCTCAAATGATTTAGGGCAAATGCTCTCGTTTACTTTAATCTTACCAGGAGTAAGAGTACGTTGTGAAAAAGTAGTTGTACCAGATGAACTAAATCCACAAGTTCCACCAACTTGGAATACTGCATCAGTTTCCATAATGTTGATTTTCTCTGCAGATTTTACACCTACTTGAACATTACCAGCTGCTTCAATCATCATAGCAGTTTTGGGTTTGAATACAAGAGAAGTAGCTAATTGCGCTTCGTTCTCTTTTACATAATTGGTTAAACCAGTTAAATCTAAAGCCATTTTAATTATTTTTTAAGTGTTTGAAATACATTTTGTAGTTTTTTGTAAGCATCGGCTTTGCTTACTTTGTTTTGAGCCGAAAAAGCATTTTTAGGTGCTTGGGTTTCTTGTGCAGTTTCAACTTTAGCGAATGCTTCCATGAACTCAACCAACTTCTTGGTAACTTCATTTAACATATCTACTTTGCCTTCAACTTCAGCAAGTTTAGAATTGAATGCTTCGCTGATTTCAGCAAATCTATCAACTTGTGGTTCAGCAACAACTTCTTCTTCTGCTACGATAGGGTCTTCATCTTCTTCAGACATTTCAACCTCTACTTCAACTTCGTTTCCGTCAGCTTCTACCATTTTAACTTCGGCAATAACGCCTGGTTCTGATACTACTACGATAGTACCATCTTCTAATTCGTGTTCTCCGACTGGTGCTGGAACTTCTCCATCTGGAGTTACAACTGAAATTAAACCTCCAGCTTCTAACTTATCGAACTTAACTATTGTTCCATCAGCTAAAACGCCTTCCATAAATTCAATCGAAACTTCTTCTTGAGAAACTACTTCTGCTACTTGGTCGGCAAACAACAAACTCTTGATTTGTTCTAATGCTTTTTTTGCTTCCATAATTTTTAAGTATAAGAGTAAATATATAATAGATTGTTAATTGCAACTTAAATACCAGCTTGTGCCAATATATTTTTAATTTGTTCAACCATTAATTCTTCTTTGGTTAATCTATCTGCATAGCCAAAGATACCCTCAACGCTGAACCCTTGAAATTCTCCACTTTTAACTTTTGCCCAAATGTCTTCGTTGTCTACTTTGTAGCTACCAAACCATGAACCATCTTTAGCGTCTTCAAATCCTTTGATTGGCATCTTGCCCATATCACGATTTACTATCCAGCTTTCAAACATGGTAACACCTTCGATTGCTTTAGAAGCATCGTGCATCTCATTTACGTTTGATTGATAACCCTTCTTAAAGAATTTCTCTGCTATTTGTTGAATAGTATCTGCATCGAATACAACATAGTGTTCCCCGAACTCCTCATTGTTTCGATAGATAGGCATATCTGCTATCATTAATGCGCCACTTAAAATACGCTTATCTTCACTTACTATCTCGAACTTTTGGCGTTCTTTAAAAGCAAGAAAGTTACGTTGTATAGCTGGTCTATCAACCAATGCTACGAAATCAACTTCGGCTTCATCTTCTAAATCCGAACTGATTATAAGTTTATAAATAGGTAAGTCCATATCTTTAAATATAAATTGTTTAAAATGTAGCAGCTGATTTGATTTTTGTAATTCTATCTTGACTATCTGTAATATCTCTTTCTACTACAAATGCTTTTACTGCACTTTGATTTGTTACATTAACTGAACTTGTGCCTACTGATTGCATTTGTGAAACTTGTACCGAAGAAGCTATTGGTGCTTGTGTAGGTAATGCACCACCACCACTTGGTAAATTTCCACCACCATCTGGAGAACCACCTGGTGCTGATTTAATTTGACTAATTGCTTTTGCACCAGCAGCAATAGAAGAAGCGATACCAAGTCCAGCACTAATCTTATTTATTGCGACAAATGGCATACCACCAGTTAAAGGAGATGCTGCTACTGCTTTTGCATTTGCTACTGCAGTATTTGATATAATTCTACCTATTGCAGATGCTTGTTCAATAACAATTCCAGCTATTGCAACGCTTTTATTTTTACCAGCTACTGCACCCAAAAGCGCACCAAATTGTCCAAGAGTATCAAGATAAGCACTATTGATTGCTGCTTTTGCGTCTGCTTCTGCTTGTTGATTTTTTATTAATTCATCTGAAGTTGCTTTTGCAATACTTACTTTTATTTTTCCATCAGTTGCTAATCTATCATTTTCTGCTTGTAATGCAGCTGCATCTTGTGCTGCTAAATCAGCAATCGTATCTGCTTCTACTTGTTTTTCATAAGCTGCTTGGTCTGCTTTTTTCTTTATATCGTCAAGAAGTTTTTTATCTGCTTCTTCGTCCAGTTTATCTTGTTTTTCTTTTGCTTCTTCTCTTTTTTGTTTTTTAGTTTCAGCATCTTTTATATCTATTTCAGTAATTTGATTTTGATATTCAGCTAATCTATTTTTACTTTCCTTTAATTGCTTATCAATTTCTTTTATATTATCTGCACCTTTTTGTGCAGTTTCCCCTGGGTCAAATAATAATTTTGCAACACTTAATCCAGCAGCAGTTCCAGCAAATGCACTAACCACTTTAGAAGTTGTCGCAAACATATCGGTAGTTCTTTTTAATTCGGCATCTGCAGCTGCTTTTGCACCTTCTAATTGAACTATCTGTTGTTTTATTAATTCTCTTGTTTGCGCTTCTTTTAATTTAAGAATTTGTCGTTCAGATAAACCTTGTTGTCTTAATACTGCATCTTGATTATCAAGTTCAGCTAATTTATCTTTTTGTGCTTGTACATTTTTATTGGTTTCTCTATTAAGTTTTTGTTGTTCTTGACTTACACCACTAACTGCTTCTGTAATATCGTCCCAATAAGCATATATTGTACCCAATGCAACAACAAGTAAACCAATACCAGTTGCACCAATAGCAGTTTTAATAGAATTAAATGCTTGAACACCTACAATACCAAGATTTTTAAAAGCATCTTTACTTTCAAGAATAGCATTCAGACCTTCAGACAAAGCTAAAGCACTTTGAACTTTAAGTAATTGCTTTTCTAAATCCTTGCTTTCAGTACCGAATAATCCAATAGCACCTTGAAGACCAGCAAAACCACCAGCAACACCTTGTAATGATTGACTAAATGCACGAAATTTAGCATCTGGGTTTAAGGCATCTACCCTATTTTTAAAATCTCCTACTTCATCTTTTAAATTAGCAACCTTTTGAGCAGCTTGTAATGCTTCAGTAGAAGTATCTCCAAACTTTCTCGCAAGATTAATCGCCTCTTGTTGTGCTTCTCTTAATTCGGTCTTTATACTTTTTACCGATTTCTCAACCTTTGCACCATCGAGTGTTGCTTCAAATCCTATTACTTGTTTTGCCATTGTCTAAATTTTAATTAGTTGAATAATCGCCACCATATACATAAATATAACCAGCGTCAGTTGATGGTGGTGCAACTACTATATTGGTAAATGTGTTTGTTGAACCTGGTGGAATACCAAATTCATAAGTTCCAACTAATGAACCAGCAGTTATTGTAACATTACCAGTTCCAAAATAATTTGTTGGTGGAATACCAGCTTGTTGATAAGCATATTGTACTGCAAATGTTTTATTAAAAGGAAGTGTTCTATCTAAAGTAACTTTTAATCTTATAGTGCTATATCCGTAATTATCTGGTGCTGGTGTATAAGTAACATAAGTATCTAATTCCTCAAGTGCTACAATACGCAATAACTCTACCTTTGTAAGTTCATTTGATAAAGGATTATAGCCATCGATTTTATTTAGATAATAAATACCATTATCTACTTTAATATATTTCTGGAAACTCAAATTCATTATATCCATTGAATTGAGTAAAAAATAAAGTATAACAAGTTTACTATCTTTATTGTTTTGACTATCTACAAATTTCTTATAATACAAATAGTATAGATTTAATAAAGGATATGTTGATATGTTAAAATAAATTTCTTTAGGTGTAGCATAACATAAATCCCATAACCTACCATCACTCTCCATGCCTATATTGTATATATGTCCAGCATATCCGTAGAATACTACACCACTATTTAATGTTGTTGCGCCATTCTTAATAGTGTACGCACTACTTTCTTTTTTACCACCCCAAAATGCTAATTTAGGATTACACTTTAATTGCTTATATGTTCCATCGGTATTGATGTCATATAATTGAGCCATTGGCTTATTCCCAGTAAGTGTTAATGGTGCTAAAGAAAAGAAAAACTCGGTAGCTATATCGTCTTTACTAAATTCATTTTCTGTTTCATATTTCAAATTGCCATACGCTTCTGCATATTTATTCTTATATGTTTTAGAATAAAAATCTGCATCGTCTTTATATTTGAATGAATATGATTTTGGAGTGAACTCGGTAGATGGCTTAATGCTAAACCCTTTATCTAAATCTTTTTTATCACTCCAATCAATAGTTTGATTTGTATAAAAATCTGGTTGTGGAATGAATGTTAAGTTAAACTCATTATCTGGGTCTTGAATTATATACAAGTTTAATAAGTTAATTATATTCTTAATAAACTCCGATTGTTTAATTCCTTCTGGAACTATTGATTTACCAAGAATAGTAGTTCCATATAATACTGGACTTTTACTTGCACTACTAACTGGGTCTACTTGTACATAACTTGTATTCTTAATAGTAAATCCAGAACCAGTTGCACCTCCTAAAATATCTCTATAATTAAAGAAAATTACAATATACTCACTTGGTTCTAAAGTAATTGTAAAGTTTAATGTTATATTATAATCAGTACCAGTACCAAATGTAAGATTACCTTCTCCACTTGTTTTAAATGCACCAGTATTATCGTATTGTAAAAACCCACCATAAGCAAATACATAGGGTGGCATAGCATTATTACAATCAAAACTTAATATCAATTTTAAGTTTAATGTATCGCTTGTATTATTTTGTATTTGAGAGCCACCAGTAGATAACCCATTTGAATAAATAATACCCAATGGATTAAATACGCCATTAGTAGTTCTTGCTGGTAATGTAGCTTTTACGAATGAGTTATAAAAAGCACTAAACTTTTCTTCTCCGTTTTGAATAATTAATTTATCGAGATTATTTTCATTCCAAAAATTACCAGTATATGTGTAACCAGCTTGTGAAATGATTTCATCGAATACCCTTTTAACTGAAACTGCTGGTCTAAAATTCCTAACATCAAATTCAGTTTGTGCATTATTTAAACCAATACCATAATTAGCCATCGGATATACATAACCTTGTGCAACTACATCGGCAGTATTCCAAGAATTTTGTATTGTAGTTGTATTATAAGCATGGTCTAACGCATCTAAATCTAAATCGGTTAGTAACTTCTCTCCTAACGTACTAAACAAGCCACCTAATGAACCGAATAGTGCGCATTGGTATTCCAACGCACCATCTTTAGAAGTTATCTCTAACAACCTTAAAACACCTACAAATACTTCGACATTATCAATCGTAACTTTTGCAAATGCTTTCTTTAGTGGGTTATAGTTTACACCTACGTTATCAAGTATGTTACTATAATCGTTATTGATATTAAAATCAAAATAATTACCAAGAAGAAAACTATTATGTGCAGTTCCTGGTAATGCTATGGTTTTAGAAAACGTAGTAGTGCGCTTTTCAAAGTCGGATATATCTGCAATCGAATAAGTAAAATCAATATCAACATTTTTATCCAAGTCAAGCGCAACGCCTTCAATATATATTTGCGTTCTTTGTGTAGCCATTATTTTGTTATCTTGATATTGTCGTAACTATACTCTAATTCAATCATAATATTTTGCAACCCATCAACGATATTTATTTTAGGTTCGTAGTTGGTTGCTTTAATAACTGCTGGAACGTAATAAGTAACTCCATTAATAACTTGTTCAACATAAAGTGAATGTGCTTTAATCAATTCCCAAAACCATGTATGTTCTTCATTGGTTAATAGGTCTGAATTTAAAACAACACCTTCCGTATAATTGCTAAAATAGTTTTGATTAGATAGGTTAAATATGTTGTTAGTGTGTTGCGAATATCCAGCATTGTCAAATTTATACGGATTTGATTGGATAGATTTTCTATCAATGTTATAACGCTTCTTTTTAACCTTATTAAAAGTGTAACTATCAAAACCACCAAGAGAATTTTGCCAATAAACATTTGTCTTTTCGTATTTAGAACAATAGTCATCTAATTGGTATGTAAACAATTCGGTAACAATCGTACCAGATGCATTGAGTAAACAAATATCTATTTGTGTTACATTAGGATTTATCACATATCCACCAAATTCATTCCAAGTTTGAGTAGATAAATTTTCCCAAAGTGAAGTAACCTCATTCCAAATAGTCAAGTCAGCACCTAAAGCATCTTTGCTTATGCAAATGATACCAGCTAATGCACTTAAATCTGCTACTGCTAATTCAAATATTCTTGTAGGTAGTGTTGCACCACTCTCGTATGTACGCACTCGTATCGTTGTAGCTGGAGAACTACCATCAATGTAACTTAAAAAATTCTCACGAAGAAAGTTGGTTTTAAGTGTTCTTGGAGAATACGTTAAGAACTTACCTACTGGACTTATTTCGGTGTTGTATTGCTGATTGTATTCCACAAAATCTACAAAAGATATTTGACCATTAAAAGCATATTTTGCAGTATCGTTATAAGATGTTCCACCAATAGTTTCAACACACTTAACTTGGTAATTTACATAGTAGCTTAAATTAGTTAATGCTTTCCAGAAAGTATTGTCAAAATAGATTTGGTCATTCTTGACAAATGATTGTAGGAATTGTTTAACATCGCAATAGGCATAACCACCAGCATTTACTACCAGCTTTACTCTTGCTACTAATGAACTTTGAACGTAAACTTCAAGATATAAATTACTAATCGCACTATTCGTTTTGACATAGTAAATCATATCATTGTTGATAGGTGTCCAAGTTTTCGGTGTTTCTATATAAGTTATTGCCATTTTATGATACTATTACTTGTAAAATATCTTTTCCTAAAATTTCTTGCACATCTTTTTTTAACGCATCGCTATATTTATTGATTGCCTTATCCCAAAAGTATGTAGGTTTAATTCCTTTTTTCCCAATACTTGAAGCAATGCGTATTGCAGTTGCATCTAATATTGACATCTTTCTATTACCAAGAGTTACTTTCTTTTTGCTACTGCTAATTAAAGTTCCTGGTTTCTTATATCCTTTTTTCGTAGTGCCACCATCTTGTAAACGTAACTGCTTGGATATAATCCATTGTCGTATTTTACTAATTGGTGGTCTACGTTTATTAGCACCACGACCATCGTTTACATTGATATAATAATCAAGTAGTTCAATAGTTATTGAATAGTTACCATTTTCATATTGTGCTGGATTAACACTAATACTTGCACTTAATTTACCAGTCGCATTCTTATCGTTGCCATAAATAGGATTTACTTTGTTTAGGTTTCTTCGTGCTTCTATTTGAATTAATGTAGCATACTTTGTTAAAACATCTTCAACATTAGTAAGTTTTACATTGTTACCAGTTATATTCTTTGCAGAAACATATCCAGCACTACTGCTACCTATATTCTCAAATCCCGTTGCCATACGATTTATTCATCTCCTCTATCTGGTCTATTTCGTTTCTTCTCTTATCTTTTAAATAAGCTAATGCGTTTAATGCTTGTATAATCGGTAAATCCCAAACCTTATTTAATTCAATTCCCTCAAATCCTTTAATAAGTTCTGCATTATAAATCCATCCCCATCGTTCTCCAAAGGTTTCAACATCTTTCTTAACTTCTGCTTCGTTACTTTCTTCGTCTTCAGCAAATCTTTTACCGAATAGCGAATTGTACTTTTTATTAAGTCGCTGATAAGTTTGCAAAAAAAAACACAAGTATTATAGCAATCAGCAAAATTTGCGTGAAGCATATCTTCTGCTACTTCGTTATAATCTCTGCTTCCATAATCTTGTGCAACCTTAACACCATACCAAGTTCTTTTAACTGGTCTTGCTATTGATGCCATTACGGAATGTAAGTTTCCAAACAATCCACCATCTGCACTCATGAACGTAGTCAAATCTACATATTGACCATATGTTATTTTAAAAGCATCTAATGATAGTGCGTATTCTCTACCATTTGCTTTGATAATATTCTGAACCTTGCCTTCAATCTTACCATCGTGCAAGAAGTTCATTGTTGATTTTAGGTCTTTAAATGCTTCAATAGATAAATTGTCTACCTCTGCTTCTGTTAATCCGTTTATAAATGCAACAAGTTTAACCTCTTTGTCGAAGTCGGTTAAGTTTTCATCAATGATTATACCATAAATAAATTGGTAGTCCTCGATTGTGATGTTATTCCAATGCTTCATATTATTAAATATAAGTAAACAAAAAAAGGAACATACGATATGTTCCTATACAAAATCTCTTTCATCGCTATCTTTGCGAAACTTCTTCCAATCGCTTGATATGGTTATGCGACCACCCAAGTCGATGTAATCACGCAAGTATTGTTTGAATGCTTCTGGGTCTTTCTTCGCTATCTCTTTAATCGCTACTACTTGACCAGCTTTCATCTTATCAAAAAACTCAAACGCCAATTCTTTCATATTGCAAATATACTAAATCAATGCGTATTTACCGAATGATTGCGATTTAATAAATATCTTGTTTGCCAATGCTAACGCACAAACGCAGTCATCGTGCATTCCATTAGGTGCTGAATACTTAACACCATTTGCAGTATAAACGTATTCAAAGATTGATAGTTCATCTACAAGTATTCCATCTGGATATTTGATAGCACCTTGCTGGATTGAAGTTACCAATCCTTCCATGAGTTGTTGTTTGCTTGTGCTTGTGAATTTAAACCCTTCAATCAAATGGTCATCACGTTGCAGTTCTTCTACAATCGGGTCGCCTACACCAGTAGCATCAATCAATTTAGGTACGTTACCTAATTGACGTATTTTGGCTTTCGTAGTAGACCAATCAGATTGAAACCTATCCAAATGACAAACGTACCCATTGTGGTCAAACCCAAGTATAACAGAATAATCGTAAGATTTAGCAAGGTCAATACCATAGCAAGTAGCGTTATTGTTGGATATTTGCGAAATGTTTTGACGAATAAAGTCAATACCAAACGGATTAGCTGCATTCTCTGCTGGGTTCGCAAGATACTCTTGTTCAAACGCTGCTTTAGGTAGTGAAGATTTAGCTTCATCAATCTCTTGAGTTTTAATATGTGGGTTGTCATAAGTTGTATATTTAAAAGATTTCCAATCTCCTTCGTTACGCAAATACAAGCCATAGAAGAAGTCCTTTCCTCTTGGTGTAGATATGAATATAGCTTTACCTTGAAAGTCCGTTAGCGTTGGTCTTATTGCGTTGTTCCAAGCATCTTGCAAATGTGGTATGTAAGCTGCTTCGTCAATAATAACATTATGCAAACGTAAACCACGAAAGTTATCCAAGCGTTCTCCAGTAAAGAAACGTATCTCTCCACCAGTTATAAACTTGAAAGTCAAGTCGGAACGATTTGGTGTAGCTATTTCACTTGGTACTATCTTTGAAATTTCATCAAAGAATACTTTTGCAAGTGCATAAGTAGGTGTAACATATCCAGTAATTCTACCATTGAGTGCTTCGGTTATTGAAATGTTTTTACTAATAAGTGATTTGCCCCATCTCCTACCACACATAAGAACTTTAAACCTCGCATCGCTTTCTAATACTGCACGTTGTCCTTCGTGTGGTTTATTCAGTTCTATTGTTACTTCCATCGCTATAAACTACCTTTATCTCCATACCACCAGAAGCGTTTAAATCAACTTGCTCTTTAGGTTTGCCATATACTCGTGTAAGTAATG